CACGTTTATGGCTATGCCCACAAGTAGAACTGTGATTACGATTGGCGAGTAAGCTATTAGCGTGATGTAAACCAGACATAGCTGAACCAAAATTACCACTACTAAAGAAGTGAGCGTAAGAAATGCCATCATAGTCAGCGATAGCGGGGGCGCTATTAGTGTACTCGTGGTATTCGTCGAACCAGTGGTCTGTTTGAAGATGGCTGAAGGAAATCCCGTACTTGTCTCCCTGTAGTCTTGGCTCATGTGCGATAGCCTTTTTGATTCTATTCTCATGGTTCCCCTCAAAGCCAATCCAATATGGGCGTTTGTACTTACGTGTACTAGGTTTCTTCCGTAGACGATCCATTGCCTCGTTGTAGCAGTTGATGTCCTGTTCGTAGTTCTGACTTACGATGGCCTCTGGGTAACGTGTATCAAAAGTGTTAAGAGAGCGCATATCAGCACCATCACCTAAGTCAATTATGTAGGTAGGGTTTACTTCATAGATTAATTCCCCCAGCCAGTCGAAACGCTCATTTCCCGTTGAGGGGTCTGAGTGAGCGCATGAGAATACTACTACTGTCTTAGCTGTCATATCGGGTATCCATTTCAAATTCTATTAGTATGGGTTCGATTGATCTGTAGAAGTGCTTCTGAAACTCATAGGCTGCATCAAAGGAGATAAACGGGATCTCTTCATCAAACATAGTCTTGCTTGGGTTTCTCTCTTGGGGATCTTCTACTCTACAATTTAACCAATAATTGCCATCTTCATCTTCATATGGGCCATCAAGAACACGATGGACTTTAATCAGGATTGTACTAGCCATTCGTCGGGTATCCTTTTATCTGCGTATAAGAAGCCATACTTACTACACCAATCTCCGTAGGTACTCTTAGCGCCTTTGTATAACTTAGCCCTAGAGTTAGAGAAGACAAACCTTATGTCGAGAAAGGCATGTTGTTGTTTGATAATTATGTGTTTCTTTCTATCTGCTGCTACAAACCTACCCTTGGACTCTATGATGATGCCATTGGGCAACTTAAAGTCAGGAGTGTAAGTTTTATATTCTACAAGATTCCATCTAATCTTTAGCCTCTCATATTCAAACTCTACACCTCTGTCCTTAAGATCCTTAGCTATATCATCTTCTAGGCCAGATCTGTAGCCGTTCTTTATTGCATGTCTTCTACGTTCACTGGTGGTTGCCATAGCTCCCCTTCCTTACGTCTTAACCAGAGTAACCTTCCACACTCTATGGCATGGTCTCTATCCCCTTTGTAAGCTTCAAGGGCGGCTTTCCAGAAGTCTTCCTCTGTCTTACAGTCCTTGTATATCTGAACGGCTTTCTTAGGGCCAATTCCAGGAGCGCCACCTATGTTATCTACCTTATCGCCTGTCAATAACTGAGTGTAGAAAGACCTTACAGCCTCTTCCTTACTGACCTTTGTGAAGGTTTCTTTAGTTAGGTTGTAGTGATGACAAGGTATTTGCATGAAGTCCTTGTCTGTAGAAGCTATGGTAGTACTAGGACCAAGCTTAGTTGCTTCTATGGCTATAAGATCATCTGCTTCTTCTCCTTCGCTAGTGATAGCGTTGTAGTTTACAGTTAAGTAATCCCTGATAAGGGGCAGGTATCTGGGTTTTACTGCTGCTACTCTATTACCTTTATAGACCTTCTTGGTAGCTATAGAGTACCTGAAGTTACCTTTGCCTGTAAGGTAGACGGTGTACTCATCGGGAAGACTGAACAATGTAGTTTTATCCAGTATATCCCCCATAAGCTCATCTACCTTACTCTTGGCATCTTCAGGAAAGTCTTTCTCAGTAACATGCGCTGCACGATAAGCTACAATGTCACCGTCAATTAAAACCTTCCCATCTATCATCAGAAGCTCCCAAAGACCATCTTACCATCGTCCTTCTCAAAGGCTACATCTGTAACATAACACCACCCAGCTGCCTTAGTTGCGTCAGTATATACATTAGATAAAGCCCAGAGATCGTCTATGTTGTGACGTTCAATAACAGTCTTACCCTCAAACCCATCGTCTTCACTGTCGCTCTCAAAGATGATTGTTACCTTCGGCATTTGACTACCCCACCATAAACATTTTATCGTCTTCAGTTGGCTCTCCTGAAGTATAGGGTATATGCTCAGTGATACCTACATTAAGAAGACGTACACCAGCACCATTAGCGTAAGTCTCAAATTGAACCTTAGCTTTAGTGCCGTTACCTAGTGGTCCATCTTCCTCAAAGCTCCACAGTGTCTTCTTGTCCATACCATTCGTAAGATTGACAATGTTTGGTGCGCCGCCGTAGTCTTTCTCAAAGGGCTTACCGTAGCGGTCAGTAAAGTTCTTAACGTCTTTAACCATACGCTTGAGCTTCATGTACTTACCAATACCATACTGAGCATCTCCATCTATAATACGGGGGCTGTTCATTGGCTCTGGATCTAACCCATCCTCCAAGAGTTGACTGATTTGATCTGGGTCTGTGAAGTAACCTTGTACAATATACTGACCGCCTTTATCAGCAATACTCTTAGCCACACGGTTACCTTTAGGGTCTCCGTAGTCAGCGTTCTCAGGGAAGACTTTAGCGTATTGTAGTACCATATCCATTGTGTATTTAGCCATGTGTCGAGTTCCTTTTCGTTAGGGCTGTATTATATATTAGGCACCTAAAAGTAGATTTAACAAGTACCTTTGAGTATTTTTTTACACTTTAGTGTATCTCTGCATAAGTGTTGCCAAATTGCACATCTGTGCCTAGCGGGACGTTTAAACTCAACTCTTCATTAAGTTGAGATACTGCCTTTTCCATCTTATCTCTTACAACTGTTTCTCCTCCTTCTTCTACTAACGCAATCACCTCATCGTGAAATTGTCCAATAGTCTTAATGCCTTGCTTCCTACAGGCAGCTACCCAACTATCAAAGCAGAAAACACCAGTGCCTTGGTTTAAAGTAGAGAACCTGTCTTTTTCATTGCGGAGGCTATACCAGAAGTTAGATACTGGATTCCATAGCCAGAAACCATCTAAACACTCCTTAACCTTAGCACTCTCTGCTACCTTTTGTACTGACCAGTTACGTGACCAGAAGGCATCCTTGAGTGACCTAGCCTCACGTAAACTCATGCCTGTCTCACGGGCCAGCTTATCGGCTCCTATGCCATATGTAGCACTGTAGTTCACTACCTTGTAGTTCTTACGCAAGGTCTTTAAACTACGCTCACCTGAGTTGTGTTTGTCGATGTCCCCCTGTGTGATAACTCCAGCATGTTTAGCTAAGTCTAAGTGTGGATCAAAACCGTCCCTACTCATTTCAGCTACATAATCAGGATCTAGGGGTTTCATGTAGTGACGCTTGGTTGTATCCTCTAGGCTAGTCATGTCAGCCCCGCATAAGGTGTATCCATCAGGTGCAGTCAGACACCCACGGATCTCAGCACCATAGGGCTTTTCCACTGAGGGTAGGTTGACTAACGGTCTTGCATGACGGAAGCGCAGTGTGTTGGTAAATCCTGCGATTGTTGCTTGCACGTATCCATCACGCTCTGCATCAACCATGCCTTTAAGAACAGAAATACGATGGCTGAGAACAGAAAGCCCATCAAGAAGGTGTATAGCTTTGTCTTTAGGGGCCAGTCGTAAGACTGAGGGGCATAGTTCTGCATCCTTGCGGATTTGCGGAATACTTCTTTCATTCTTACCATCCTTGTCCTTAACATATTTGTGAGTAGCTGGCTCCCATCCCAACTTATACAACCAAGATTTTACCTGATCAGGAGAGTTGGGGTTAGCCCTCTCAACCTTATGCAGCACTTGCATCTTTGTTGTAGTCACTGGAACTTTATATTGCCTACAAAGAGTCACCCAATTCTCACCAGCTACAGACAGCTCCCCATTCTTCTTTTCCATTGCTAGGGGTCTGTTTGCCATCTTGTACCTTTTTACTTCTGGCATAGCGTCAGCTAACTGCTCAATCTTCTCAGCCTTCAGAGTCTCCCATACCTCTAAGTGTGTACGAGCTTTAGTCACGTCCAATTTCCACTGAAGGGCCTCTTGCTCCGCTGCACATTCCATCTTAAAGGTTAAGTAGTCTATAAGACGAGCCTTGTTGTACTCATCATCATACAGCTTGTTTAGTTTCTTATCTAAAACCTTCCACAACCTTGAGTTGATCTTAACATCCTCTTCACAACGGTGAGCGTATTGTTGTGGTGTTAGACTTTGCCAGTCAGTAATCTTAGGCTTAGGTATCCCGTAGTCTTCGCCGTAGCTTTCTAACCCATGCTTGCCACGGTTGTGATCTACATACCAAGCTACAGCTAGGGTGTCTATGAGACGAGCCTTGACTTTTATACCTAACACCTTTTCCACTGCGGGGATGTCAAACCTAACAATGCTGTGTCCTATAAGTGTATCAACCTTAAATACCTCACGCATCTCATCGTAGTCATGTGTTGAGTTTACTGTCTTACCTAAGTCATCTGACCAAGATACTACGTGGATCTTTGTGCTATTGAAGCCATCTGTTTCTATATCAAATATTCTCATTATATTCCTCTCATTAATTCTGGTGTCTCAAGCATCATATCTAGTTGCGGATGATCTAACTCCTCAAACTCTATGTCACAGAAGTTACCACAGTCAGGCATGACTATTTTTTGTTTGTGTCCCTTTTGAGGGTCAAGCTCATCTAAGAAAACCCCCCTTAAACAAGAGTTGCCTACCTCCCTTTCAACCTTTGCCATCCTATCGAAGTGTTCGGGAAAGTCCACTCTGATCTTATTCCAGTATCCTGCACCGCCTTTAACACAACCAATGCAGTTATTATTTTTGTAGCCCAACTTATACATGGTTGGAACTTCTATATTAGCTTCCTGTAAGAAGTAAAGACACTCAGGTTTAGTCATCCTCTTTTCTATCAGGGGGAAGAAAGGTTTAGCATCTGGGTACTGCTCCTTGAAGCGTATGGCTCTGTTGACTTCCTTCTTGCTATACTCAAAGCCAAATATCTGACCTCTATAGTCAAGCTCCTTCTCTAACCTCTGGCGAACACGCTTCTTTAGTACAAGAGTACACCTAGCCCCAGCTGGACCATTAACATACTTATCTTTACTTATGACATCAAACTGATCCTTGTACTTCTCTGGCGCACGTTCAGTGATTATATCACAACCATACCATTCTTCACACTGCTCTTTAAACCTAGCGTTGTCACTATGTGCAGAGTCAATGCCAAAATAGATAGGTTTAACCTCATCACCAAATTCTTGGATAGCAAGCTTAGTTGCGACTGCACTTGTAACACCTGCACTCCACCAAGATATTATCATTAAAGTACCTCTCTTAACATAAACGTATCCGTGCTGAATCTCAGCTTACCGGCCTTGCCTTCGATGGAACAGGGTCGGTTTTTTTGTACCGTAATTGTTGTAGTGTTTCTTTCCTCTAGTGTGTCAGCCTCCTTGTCCCGCTCTAAGTCTAAGACTACAGAAGCCCTCTGACCAATCATCTTGCAATACTTAGGATCTCCGTACTCATTAGTGTGAGCAATAGTTACAATGCCTACGTTAAGATCTGCTGCAAGCTTAGATAGTCTAACCGATAGGTCAGCAAGCTGTTGTTCCTTACTTTCCTCTGAATGTCCAGTAACTACATCCTGTATCGGCTCAAAGAATATGAACTTACACCCGCAAGCCTGACTAAAGAAACGTATCTGGTCACATAAGTCATCAGCGCCTTGGTTCTCCTCAAGGTAGAATTGATACAGTAGCTCATCTTTAGTTAGGGTCTCAATAGCTTTGATAACCTCTTCCTCTGAGTCAGCTTCTTCAATAAGATCCCTACGTGTAAGGTTGTCCTTAGCTTCATAAGACACAAGCCCAAGCAAAGATCGTAGCTTAGTTTCTTCTAGGTGCCATGTAGCAATGGGAACCTTACGCTTGAGCATGTTGTACTCTAAGTATCGCATCACCTCTGTCTTACCTATACCTGTAGGTGCCTTGATAACTGTGAAGTGACCTTGCATAAGACCTAAGATCTTCTCATCTAAAGCCTCAATACCTGTAGGCACGTACTGGTGTTCTGGCGTATCCCAATACAAGTTAAGGAACTGCTCAGTAGTATTGAAGATATTGTCAGGTACATACTTAGAAGAGTTGAACCAAGCGTTCTTAAACTCAGATGCTGCACCAGCAGTCAAGAAGTCATTGGCGTCCTTATACTTATTGTGAGAGACACGGTATACTTTGCTAGGAAACATCTTAGAGATCTTTGCAGCAATACCGTTGCCAGCCTCGTCATTATCTACAGATAGGATAATCTTCTGAAAACTGTCTAGGTAAGGCTTACACTTCTCCCAAAGTGCCTTGGAGGGGGTAGCTGAGGGTAGAGAAACTACAGGATTAAGGTAGGTATCCCTAGAGCTTAACATCTGGTAAGCAGACATAGCATCTACCTCACCCTCTGTTATCGTTAAGATATTAGAGCAACCAGCAGTAAAGAAGTTCATGCCAAACAACTCATCGGTCTTGAACCCCTTGCTTGCATAGAAATCCTTCTCCTTAAGATTCCTGGTTTTTATTCCCCCGCTGGGGTACACGTAGTTTTGAGTACCGTTAGGGTATGTGAGGACATCATACTGCTCCATAGTACGCTCTGATATACCTCGCATAGCTGTATAACTACCACCATCCTGAGCCTCTCTTAAGCTCTCTGATGTCGTATTTCCACTGACGGGGTACTTGTCTTTAGCCCAGTCAAACATTTGTTTCCTAGAAGGGTAACTACTCCCACAAGCGAAGCATTTACCAAAGCCTCTAGTGTTATAGTTAAAAGCATCTGATGAACCACAGTCCACATAGGGACACGGTTGATCTCTCACATTATCATGTACATCTGTATTCATACTTACTCCTTATTATTACTACCATACCTACAACAATCGGCCTTAACGAAAGGGGGACATAATACTATAGGCACCTACTTTTGAATTTAACAAATATAACAGCTAAAGTTTTTGTACCTGTTGCAAATTTGTAACTACCTTTCTTAGGTGAGCAAACAACTTTTTCTCTCTTTGATCTACCCCCTGTTGAGATATGCCAAAGAAACTTCCCATGTCTGCTTGAGTCATGTTTTCTACAAATTTCATGTGCAGCAGAAGTCTATCGTCATCGTTGAAGACTAACTCTATCTGCGTATTCAGCTTATTATAGAAATCTGTCTCTTCGTAGTTCTCCTCAACTGTCTCGTTAAATAAAGACGCTGTATCAAAAGGTATAATCTCAGAGCTAAGAATGTTTCTAAGGTAGTTAATACCATCCTCGCTCCAAGTGTGATCTCCAAACTCCTCTGCGTCTATATCCCTACTGAGCCTACGTGACACATCAGAGGCAGGGATAGCGACTGGAAAAACATCTAAGTTAAGGTAGTCGTGCATCCTA